TCCTGCTTCTAAAGCTTGTCCTTCTTTTCCTGTAAATAATTTTCTAAATCTACCTCCAAAAAGTTTTGCAAGAAGTTGAAAGGCTCCTTCGCCTGCCGCTTCGCGCGCTCCGAAACCTATTATCTCTTTGAATTTATCGCTAATAGAATTATCTGAAGCTGCTACACCTGGTGTGGATCCACCTGCTCCTCCAATAAAAGCTCCAATCATTCTTCCTATTCGTGGAAATTTAGTCACTATCTTTGATAGTTTAGAGTTAAGATTACCAGTTCCGCCAGGTGTATTTAGAACTTGTGCTCCAGTAATTCCGCCAATAATAGCGCCTAATTCTTTGTAGACATCACTATCTGTAAGAAAATTTTGAGTTCTATCTAAAGTATAAAACAGTTTAGCAAAATCTTCATCGCTAAAGTTTTGTATGTCTCCCATAAATCCTGTTTTAGATAAGTCTTTCATGAAATCTTTATATGTATCAAATTCTTCTTGTGAAACAGGAACAAGAGGTTTAGGAAAATTACCTAACTCTCTCTCTTCATTTACGGCCGAGGCTACGTCCTCAGGCAATAAACCAAATCTCTCAAAATTTAACAACTGTTTTTGTTGTTTGGTGGCCTTACCACTTTCTATCATTTCATCAAAAGTAATGAACTCCATATTAACCCACTCCGTTTAAGTTTTTTAGATAATTTTTAAAAGCGTCTTCATTTGCCATTGAGTCAAGTATTTTTTGATCAAACTGTATTCCAGGAATAATGTCTTCTACTGCATCTTCTCCAAATGTGTTAGCAGCTATTCCCTTATAAGTATTTTCAGTGGCTCGATATGTTTCTAATGACTGATTAAAGATACTTCTAGCAGTAGATAAGAATTCGTTTCTCTGATCAACAGATAATCTTTCACCTGTTCTTGCTTTATTTAACATCTTATTCAATTTAAACATTATAGGAGCTGCATCTTCAGCTAATTGAAATTCACCTTCTTTAACAACAGAGTTAGGATCGACCATTCTCATAAAATCAAAAATGAAAGCAACATCACCTGCTGCGGAATCTTCTTTAGCGGAAGCTATGAGATTAGTTAATGATGTGTATCTTTGATCAGTGTTTTTATAGACCTTTAATGATACAAATTCTTTTCTAGCAGTAGACTCTGCGCCAATTTTTTTATAGTCCATCTCCTTTGCTTCTGCCATTAGTTTATTAATTGATTCTTGTTTTTCTAGTAATTCTAAGGTTTGCATTGCATCATAATTTTCTAATTCTATTTGTTTCATATCATTTTCAATAATTTGACCAGCGTTCTGACCTATTAATGACGCGATGTCTGCATTTAATTTATCTAATCCTAATATTTTCTCTGATCTTATATATTCATTTTCAATACCTAATTTAGCGTTATCCAATCTTGTGTTGACATTATTTAATAATTGACCTTGAAGGTCTGCATTTTGTTTATCGTCAGCATAAAGATTTGTAATTGTTTGAAATTCATTTTGTAAAAGTTGATTTTTATTTCCCAATTGCACTGAAGTAATGTCTGCTATTTCTTTTTGAATCTTTAATCTAAGTTCTTCAGGTAAGTTAGCATTTTCAAGTAAACTTTTTTCTAAAGTAGCCTTACTAATATCTAGCTCTGTTAACAGCTTCTCACCTAATACACTGTTTTCAATTTCTGATTTAGCAATTTCAAGATTCTTGGAGCTTATATTTAAAAGATCCATTGTCACTTGATTAGGGTCTTTTAATGCACTATCCAAAATCTTTGGAGCCAAAGCAGTTATAAAAGACATCTCTTTATTTTCTTGATTTTGTTTATCTGCTAAAGCCATTTTTAATGCATTGTCTTTTACTTGTTGAGTTGTTTTTCCGATATTAGTTCCAAATGCAGATAAACCTTGAGCACCGCCCGCTAATAATTCAGAAGTTGATACATTAGGATCTAGGGCCGCAGAACCTATTTGCAGTAAGTACGGAGCCGCAGATAACTTAGCTTGATTTCTAAAATCCTCTTTACTTAAAAGCATTCTCTCATACTCTTTTCTTTTTGCTGCTGTATCTACTGGTGCAGCATCAAGGCCAAAAAAATCTGTTCCTAAAGTCTTAACAGCCGCTAATTTAGCAGGATCAAAACCTGCACCTTCTAATGACGCAAAAAGTCCAGTGTTAGCTCTTACAATACCATCACTCATCGGTTGATTTAATTGATCAGAAGCTGTTGGCATCATAGGAGCTTGTTGCTGCATCATTTGCTGACCTTCGGGAACAGAACCAACTCCAGTTTGCTCTTGCTCTTTTAATTCAAAAACAGGTTGAACTAAAGCTAGAACAGATAAAGGTGTTTCTTGAGCATCTTTTTCTCCTACAGTCATAGCTAATTCTTGCACTCTTCCCTCAAGAGGAATTTCATCTCCACGAACTTGATTCATAAGTTCGACATATTGTTGAGGTGAAACTTTAGCAATTCCTTCCCCTTCACTTACAGCTACAGGAGCTTCTTCTCTATCTAATCCATCAGCAATACCTACAGCATCAGAAGTCATTTCTCCTCCTTCAGCTTTGTTAACTGGTTTATTAAATAATAATTTTCCTTGTACTCTTTTTAAATATTCTTCTTGAGAACTCATAGGTAAACTCTCATATTCTTCTAAATTAAAACCATAAGGTTTAGTGATCATGTCAAAGATCATATTTAATTTTTCTGCTCCACCTTCTTCTTGACCCATTCTAATAAAATCATCGAGGTTAATTTGAAAATCTTTTTCAGGCATCTCTTTGTTCATACTACTGAAACTAATAGCACCTAAATCTTCTAGAATTCTAAACTTACTTGGATCAAAACCAGGAGGGAACATGCTACCTGTTGGTGTTTCTACTCTACTTATTTCTCCCATAGGTGAACTTCCTGTTTCTCTTCTAACCATCCTAGGTTGAAACATTGATCTAGATAATACTGAATTCATTAAAATAATCCTTGTAAACCACTAAGTCCGCTAAGAGCTCCCAAACCAAGTCCTGCATAGCCAGCAATTTGTCTTAGCGGGGAGATAGGAGGAGGGGCTGCGGGACCAGTGCTTGAAGTGATGGTTTGAGTAGAAGAGGGCGCACCTGCGTATATGTCAGATAAAAATCCTACACGCTGATAAGGCTCATATAAATTTTGTAATGTGTTTTGTCTTTGCGCTTCTACTTGAGCTTGACCTGGAGTAAAGGCTCCACTAGTAGGGTCTGTAACTCCGAACTGTTGCCCTAGTTGTCCGAGACCTAATAATGTATTTATATCTTGACCAGCTAGTTGTTGCCCTGTGGCACCTAATTGAGCTTGCTGTCCAGCAAAAGCTCCGTACTGAGGAGCAAGACCTGCTAATCCCTGAGCTCCTTGTAGTTGTCTTTGTTGAGCATTTAAAAAACTATCGGCCTGAGCTCTTGCTAAAGCTGTAGCACGATTTCTATCTAACTCTGCTCTTTGAACTCCTTCTCTTGATCCGCCAAAAGCTCCTGACTGTATCGCCTGAGCTGCTGCTCCTTGTTCTGCAATATCATAAGAACGATTAATTTCATCTCGAATAGAATCTTGAAAAGGATTCATAAACTGAGAAATATTTGCATCTGTTGGAGCTGTAAATTGTTGAGCCGCTTGACCTAAAGTAGATAATCCTGCTGTTTGTTGTGTTTGAGCATTAGCTAGGTAAGGTTCAAAAGCACCAATCCCTGCTCCGCCTAATTGAATAGCTTGCTGTTGTTGAGGAGATAATCCAACTATATCTTGCCCTGGTAATCCTGCTCTAACAGGTCTTTTTATAGGATTTCCATCTGCATCTAGTTGAGGAAGACCAGTAGTAGGGTCAATAACATTTTCCATAACAGGAGCGCCAGCTGAGTCATACTGAAATCCTCCTACAGGTTGACGACTTAAACCTAAAGCGGAATCTAAAAGACCGAGTCTTCTTGCTTCAATATCAGGTGCTTCTCTCGTAATTTGTTCTACATAATCTACCATTATACTAAGCTACCACCTTTTTCTAAACTTTTCATCATTTGATACATTTTTTTTGCTCCTTCTTTTCGCGATCCGCCACCCGCATTTCTAACAGATTGAGCAGTCATTACAAATTCACCATCACTTAACATTGCTGGAATATCATCTGAAGTTCCAGTTCCAGCTCCTGATATTTCACCAATTCGTCTAGGATGTTCTCTTACTTTACCGTCAGAATGTTCTATCTTAGAACCACTTCCAGCAGCAAATCCATTTATCTCTCCACCGTCCGCGGCCATTGCTAAGTCAGGAATGTATCCTTGAGGACCTACAATGTCAGGTAGTTGATAAGCTAATTCATTACCATAGTAATATTCGTTAGGAACATAATTGTATTCTTCTTCTTCAGGCATGTCAGGAGTTTTAGTTAAAAAAGGTAAGCTAGCGACACCAGCCGCGGCCATTAAAGGACCGTATTTTCCTAAGAAACTTCTTTCAGGATTTATTCCCATCTTCAATAGATCAAGATCTGTTGCTCCCGCATCTAAGAGAGCTTGATATTTAGGGTTGAATTTTGATGCATCACTACCTGGATTTAATCTTGCGCCCATACCATCAGTAAAAAAGTCAACTGTTGAATCTTTAAAATTACCAAAAAAACTTTTTTCAGGTACAACTCCTCCAATACCTTCTGCACCTAAATCTTGACTAAGAAAAGGCATAGATCCCTCTCCTTTAGCAGTAGTACCTATCTTAGGAGCTTTTTTATTAAAGCCTCCAGTAATTCCTGTAAGAGCAGTTTGTATTGCTAAATTTTTTGCAACATCAACTGGTTTTTGACCTGCAGCTAAATTGAGACCAGCGCCAATAGCAAGTTGAGCTGGGAGTCCACCAGGAAGAAAAGGTAAAAGAAAAGGAGCTATGGGAGCAACTTTTTTTGCAACATCTCCCACCACATCTTTAACATTTTCAAAAAAATCTCCAATCAGTGACCCGAGACCTAATTCGTAAATTTGTGGGTACTCTTTTTGTTGTTGCATTTTTTATTCCTCAGGAGGCATATAAGCCCCAGCGAATACATTAGGAGCTGTTACATGAACATCTCTTCTAATATCTGCTTCTGTTGTTTCTGTACTTGGATTATCAATATCTGCCTGACATTCCTCGTGTGTACTATACTCTTGACCAGTTTTAGTATTAGTGACAGTAGTCTCTACTTTTGCACTATAAACAGGAATTTCCATGCCATTAGGAAGTACGTCATAACGCAAAACCTTAGGCTCATCTACAATCTTTGCCATACTATAGTTTTATATACGAAAAACCAGGAAATCAACAGGTTTATTGTTGTTCTTTAATCCCATCCCATAGTATTAACTTTTGATAATTAAAGGCTAGACTTATTCTTAATTCATCACTTTTATTTGGCAAAACTCTATGTAATAGATCATCTTCAAAAACTAATACATCTCCCTCTTCAGGTTTAATCTCCATACTTTCCTCTATACCAAATACTATGGGACTTGCCAAAGGAGTAAGATAAGCTACTCCCGAGAAGCACTTAGAAACTGAATCTTTATGGGCATGAAACTCTTGATAAAAATTTTTTTCGTAAATATTTACCCAAGAACCGTTTATCATTCCGTCAAAAAATTTATCGTAGTTTAACATGTGAGAATGTATGATTTCGTAAATTTTAAATTTTAATGGTAATAGATCCTTAATATTCAAAATATTGTACGTGAGATTATTTGAAGTACGTATGTCACAATTCCAATCTTTCGAAGTCATAGAATCTTTCATACTGTGTATTACTTTTAAAGAAGAATCTATAATATCTTTATCTATTTTTCCCTTACTAATTTTCATAAAGTTTATTATTGTTCCTTAATTTCTAAAAGCGAGATATCTGAGCTTAAAGTAGTTGCATCGGCTTGAAGTTTTAAAATATCTCCAGCTTGATAGACATAAGGACCATTGAGTTGTTGTGTTGTTCCGTGAGCCACGGTTATATTATTGATTTCTACGTCTCCTGATCCAGCATTATGAAATAACTTTACAACGACATTTCCTGAGCCCGCACTGTTATGAAGTATAATTGTTTTAACAATAAAAGTAGTAACTGGAACAGGAGGAGTAGAGGCTACGTTAGCAACAGGAACTGTAAAAATAGTATTGACGGCTGTGTCAGGAGCTGTTTGTGTAAATCTTCTAAATACGTCTGCCATATCTTATCCTAAGAACCAAGTTCTTCTTGTGCTCTCTCTTTGAGTTTGTTCTGTATAAGAACTATTTAATGCTTGAATTAATTGTTCTAGCTGTCTTATTATTTCTGAAAAACTTCTTTGATTATATTCTACAGGAGCATCGTTGAATCTTTGTAATGTTATTTTTGCCATGATTTAATATATCAAATTTATATCGTCCGTATACCATATTGTTAAAGCATATCTTGGTTTTTCTTTTACTTCTGTAACCCAATGTTTATGAAATGTACCATCAAAAAAAATAGTTTTGCCTATTTCAGGTTTTACTTTTATTCCCTCTAAACAAGTCTCCCCTCCGTGATAATCTTCATTTAAATAAGTAACAGAAGTAAGTTTATCTGTTTCTCTAGAGTCATCTAAATGAGGATTTTTATTTACACCAACAGGCCATTTTACTATTTGAGTTAAACTAGAACAAAGCAATAAACCCTTATTATTTAAATAAGAAGTGTAAACAAAATTAAGTTTATTTAGAAATTGTCTTTCAGCAAATTCTAACATCAATATTTCAGTGCCACACCAATCCACTGCGTGTTCTTTATTATTTTCAAAATATTGGATTAAAGAAGAACAAAATTCTTTTTTCAAAATGTTATCTATTATTATCAACTATTTATTATCTTCTACCATCGGGTTGTATTTCAAATCTAAAAGTACCTAAACGCCAGTCCGTTCCAGTTGTATTAGAAATTACATTAGCCGTAAACTCTCTCCCACGTCCTCTTAAATCTACTTTATCAGTTGTAGAAGTGAAACTTGTATTTCTTGTAACAGTGGCACTATCGTTTGGATATCTTAAAAATTCAAAGTCTACATTTAAAGTACCTGATTGATTTTGTACATCAGGAATAAGTCTTGACAGAAAAGCAAAATTATCTCCTTGAGCAATTTGTACTGACCCTGATTTTACGTAAGCAGTAATCGCTTCACCGTCAGCGTTGTTTCCTACTTCATGTGAATACATTTGTGTGGCTCCGTTAGTTAATCCTAAAATAACTTCATTATTAGCTATAGTTGAAGCTGAATATTCTGTTCCAATAGGACTAGAATAAACTTCTCTATCAATCCAAGTTGTTCTATCTAAAGTCCCAATCCACCAAGATCCTTCTAAATAATTGTAAGCCACTACAGCGTTTATTTGATCCGAACCTGTTCTCGCATAGAACCAAAGTATTTCGTTAAATTCACCATTGTGCCCTACATAAACATTATTAGAAGCAGATGTGTTTATATTATCAAATACATATTGTTCTACGGTACAAGGTATTTTTTTAACTGAACCATCGAATAAGTAAAAAGAATCTTGAGACATCCAATAACTGACACCGTTTAAATCAATGGCCGCATGAGCTCCTGTAAGACCACAATTCTGACCTAGTTGTCTTAATCCAAAAGTAAAAGGAGGACCAATAAACTGCATGGCATGTAAAGAAGTATCTGTCCATACTAATATTTGACCTCTTGATCTTGTTGCTCCCACGATTCGCGATCCGTCAGCAACTCTTAGTGATCCAGCTGTATTTTCAGCTGTTGGTTCATAAGTTTCTAAATCTTCTTGACTAGAAAATCTTATTAATAAATCATCTTGAGGATTTAAGGCTCCAATAGTAGGTTGAGTCCCCATTAAAAGTAAATGTCTATCAGGAGTAGATATTAAACCTAATCTTGATTTCAGAGGAGCATTAGTAATTTGAGAGGCTCTTGTCGCTAAACCTACTGATGTGTCCCATTTATATACTCCTCCATTCAATTCAGTAGCAATTAAATCTTCGCCAAAATTATCTAATGACCATTGTCTAGCTTCTAAAGTAACATTAGAGCTTGATCTTGGTGTATTCCAAGTAGAATTTCCCCATGTGGCTGTTCCCCATCCGAAAGCTTGAAGTGAAAATTCAGGTCCAGGGTTAATTTGATACTTAGCATTACCTGATCCTCCTCCTCCCGCTGTAGATCCCGAAGCAGTGCTTGTATGAGTAACAACATAAGCAGCAGTATTTACCACTGAAGTAACTTCAAATTCTTTGTTCATATCTAGTCCATCTATTGTTGAAAAGGAATCAAAGGTAACAAAAGCACCTACATCACATCCATGACCTGTGTCTGTTACTAAAACTGAGGTAGTGGCATTAGTTGTAAAAGGATTGGTAAGAGCATCTGTGGATCTGAGAGGAGTAATATCGTAGGCTAATCCTTCACTTACAACATATAATTTTCTATCTGTACCAACAGCAATATATTTTATACCATCCAAAGCTACCCAAGCATGTTGATCACGAGCTACACCTACTAAAGTAGTGGAAATAAACTTTTCCCATCCTTTGATTTTTTGAGGAAGGCCTTGAAAAAAGCGTACATTATCACCATCTACCCATTTTCCTTCTCCTGTAAGGTCGGTCACTTCTTTGTTAATACCTGGTGTAGGTCTAAAATTTATTAAAGGCATCCTGCCAATATACTATTTATTTTTGTTGATTCAAATGCCAAATAGCTTGATATCTACGTATCTTGCTTCTCCAGTAAACTACCTACATGACCTTTAAAATGCCTACTGCCATAATGTGATAAAGGCATCGCTAAATCAGCCCAAATGTCTCCTCCACATTCTTGCCATAATCTAGAAAAATAATAATCTTCGGAAAGATATCTTTTACCCCCTTCAGTATCATAAGGACCAACTGCAAATAAATCATAACAATTATCTGATTTGTAAGAACCTCCATTTACTATTTGATCAGACTCATATTTTCTTTCGGGAAATTTTTTCATCATAGTTCTGAAGACTTCTCTTTTAACTAACATCATTCCTGTAGCGGCTTCACTTACTTTAAAAAACCCATTTTCATGTTTTAAATTTGTAGTAGTGTCAAAATTGACGTTATAACCTAGAGCTCTAGCCTCTATTTCAGCTGCATCAGCATTAGGGTGATCTTTTAAAATACCAGGAATTCTATCTAAATAAATATGCTTTCTAGGATAAATACCACAAGCAATATCTTTATCTGAACAAAGTAATCTTTGTATGTTCTCAGCTGTAAAGCCGATGTCAGCGTCTATAAATAATAAATGAGTGGCTACATAATCTGTTTGATCCATCATCATAGAGACCATGGTATTTCTAGCTCTAGTTATTAAACTTTCGTTTCCCATAGTTTGAATTCTTAAAGCGACATTATTTTGTTGTGTCCAAGTCTGTAATTCAAGAAGACCATGTAATGTGCATTCTGTGAGCATCCCACCATACATAGGCATTCCTAAAAACAATTTAAAATTTTGATCTTTAATTTCTTCGGGTTTAATCATTTTTTCTCTCTTATTTTGTTATAACTGTATACTATAAAATTAGACTTTTGTCTATCTGAGGGTCTTCATAATCATTAAATCTAAGGTCTTCAAAACAATTATCATAGAGGTCCTTTTCGTCTAAAAAATAAACGGAGTCTTTCGGAGTAGCTATTGGTAAAAGAAGCTGGTCTCGGCCTCTTTCTTTAAATGTTCCAAGAAATAATTTATACCAAGCAGTGTTGATATTATTGACAGTATCTCTCTTTTTTCTTATTAACCAGCTTCCATTAGAACTGTAAAAAGAACTGTTTTCATAGTGAGTTTTAATAGTTAAATATTCTTCTAAAGAAGATATTTTATGATTACTGTGAGCGTGTTCTATCTCTTCCTTAAATGTTCTTTTTCTACTACAAACCCCAAAGTTTACGTCTTTCTTTATATACTCATAACATTTATCATAAAAAATTTTATTAACATAATAAGAAGGATCTAGGTATATAGAATATATATGATCAGGTAGAAAAATATGAGGAAGCATTTTTACCATTCTTTGTCTTTTTTGATCCGATAAGTTATGTTCAGAATTGTCAAACTCAGTAGCAAGGTTCACATATTCCCAACCTTTGTTTAATTCTGCTTCAGGATGATTCTCATGAAAACATATATATTTAAAATCTTTTCTTTGTTCGTTTGTAATATTTGGAATAAAACCATGATTCCCTGTCATACAAGTATAAAAAATTACCATGCCCATGTTATCAAGCTATATCTTGATCCTTTTGTTACAGTTTTAATTCCATGTGGAAACATCCAGTATGAAGGAAACATAATTAAATCTCCTTGTTTAAGTTTTTGGTCTACTTTGTGAACAGTGAAATTACCACCTTGAAAATTATCATTTAATAAATAAACAATAGTTATTTTCCAATCAGTTTTGAGTCCAGCAACATTATCTATGTGTTCGTTATAACCATCTCCTTTAATCATTTTATTTAAACAAAACCCTTGGTCTTGATCAAAAGTAAACTCTTTCCAAACATTTTGAGTATATAGTTTTAAACTATTACGAAGAACTTCAACTAGCTCCATATCTATTTTTTTTCTTTCATAAGAGTTTTTTCTATTAATTATTTCACGACTTGATAAATAAGTTCTACTTAATTTTCTGTCAGGCATATGCTCTCTTACTTCTCTTTGTATGTCTTGATCATCATACTCATTTATTATTTTGTCACATAATTTTTTATCTAAAAAGTTTTTTTCAATGTGAATTAAATCACTTATTTTTGATTCGAATATATTTTTAATCATTGGAACGAATATATTTTTTGTGATCACCAGATAATGTTGAACACTTTTGCCAACATTTATCATAGGCTTTTTCAGGTTGATACTTTAAAATATTTTCAAATTCTTGAAAAGATTTTCCATGTATAATATTATAAATAGAATTTTTACTTATCTTAGTTTTTTGATTGCAAAGTTCAGGATAATCTTTTTCTGCATCTCCTTCTGCTAACCAACAACATGGTGTAATGTATCCTAAAGCTGAATGACCAAGCTCTCTGCCCTCAAAACATTTAGGAACAAGTTTACCTTTTCTTTCTGTATTTAACTTTTTTTTAATATAATTACCTTGAGAAGGTTTAAGATTACTACTATCATCAAAACGATTTGATAGAATTAATTTTAATTTTATTCCAATGACCTTTGCCATCTTTTTAATATTGTCTATATCTTTTTCATTGTAATCAAAAACTATACATTGCCATTCACAATCCATACCCATGGAATTACATATAATCATTATTTTAAATAAAAAAGCACTGTCTTGATTTATTCGATGATTAGAACTTTGTTGTGGTAGTCCATCTATTCCAAAGGACCAAAAAACATTAGGATTACTTTTAAAAGCTTTAATATACCAATCTTCTTTTTTGTTTTTGGCTGTGGCTGCTGTATGTACTTCCATGTAATTATTATTTTGATAACAAAACTGTATCATTTTTAATATGTCAGGATGAAATATAGGATCACTTATTTGTCCACAAAGATTAATGTGTTTTATTTCTTTAGCTATTTTTTTAAAATCTTCAAAAGATAATTCTTCTGTTCTTGAACGATAATCTTGAAACACAGGTTTTTGTCTTTCACAAAAGGAACATTGAAGAGTGCATTTATTGGTTATATCTAAATTAATTATTTCTTTTTCAAAGGTCATTTTTTAAGAAAACCTAGATTAGGTCTACCATCGTAAGCGTGTTCAGGGTGATGATCCCCTTCTTTATCTATATAGTGTAAAAAAGTTTGAACACAATGATCTCCTTTAAAAGGTTCCCTCCAATGCCAAAGCTTTTCCCCCATGTAAATCGCTGCATCTCCTGGTTCTAATAAACAATTATCTTTGTTTAAAACTTTTAATTTTGTTAATTCTTCATTACTATCTAAATAATGATAATCAGAATTATCATCTCTCTCTCCAAAATAAATAGGCCAAGGATCTCCTCCTAAATTTAAAGTAATTGAGTATTCACAAGAAGGTCTATCTCTATGTGCTTTAAGATCCATTCCTTTAAGATAAACTCTAGAATAAGTATATGTTGGACATAAATCTTTTTTTACATAATGATTAATGGTGGGGTTTAAAAAAGAACATGTTGTTTCAGCGTTTAAATCACCATAACACGCTTTTAAACTAATGTCTTCATGAACATCTGGCGAATCACTAAAATTGTGGTTAGTACAACTTTTCATAATAAAATAGTTGTATAGAAATTTGGTAACCTCTTTTGGTATGATATCTTTAATAATTACATAAGAATTCTCTTTAAAATATTCTATAGCGTCCAAAATACTCCTACCTTTCTTGTTCCTGTTTGAACAGGTTCTACTGTATGAGGAAACATAAAATTAGAAGGAAAACAAATTAATTCATTTGTTTTTAATTTAAATGAAAGATCATCATTTAGAACCTTTAAGATTCCTCCTGTGTAAGCATCATTTAAACCCAATAACATTGTTAATTGTCTTGGAGCTTCTGCATAAGCGTCTGTGTGCCAAACAAAATGACCTTTAGTTTCTGAGTCATATTTAAGAAACTCCATAGAAAAGTTTTGTGAGTTAGTAACTACACCTAATTCATTTTGATATTGCCATTCAATTTTTTTTATTAATCTTGCTATATCATTGTAAATAACTCTTTTTGCAACAGAGGTACCTATTGTGGTATTATTTAAGTTTAGTAATTTGGCGTTTCTAGTTTCTTTTTTAACTGATACATTTCCTACTACTCCCGCATCTTCCATCGGAGCATTATAAATAATATCATTAATAGCTTTTATTAACATAGGAGAACAAGTATTCTCGTATTTTTTAACGAATGAATTTAAATTTAAATTTTTAATTTGCACTTAGGAATTAAGTATTGCGTTCTTTGCTGTGGTTGCTGTTGCGATGGCATTAGAATCAGCAGTATCATCATCTTGACCAGCTTCCCTATTTGCACTGGCATCCGTTTTATAAGTTTCCTCATAAACTTTTTCTGCGTTCCATCTCTTGATCATAGTTTGAGCCCAAGTTGGAATATCACTTTCACTAGCAATGATTAAGTTATCTCTTAGATCAGTATATTCAATATGTCCTGTTCCTATACCAGGCTTAAATTGAAGT